TCACCATTAAATCCACGAAATGCGTATTCTGCTACTAAAGCTGCTGGCGAGCTACTGATAAAAGCCGCTCACGAGACACATGGGTTAATTTATAACATTACCAGAAGTTCTAATAACTATGGGCCTCGTCAGACCCCAGACAAGCTTATTCCGAGAGCTGTAAAATGTATCTTGGAAGGACAAAAAATCCCTGTCTATGGGCAGGGACTTCAGATTAGAGACTGGACCTATGTGGCGGATAATTGTTCGGCTGTTATGACAATTTTAGATAATGGTATTCCAAATGAAGTTTATAATATTTCGGCTAATCAAGAGTTCACTAATATAGAAGTAATTCAAGAGATATGTAATATTATGGGTGGCGGACATAATTTGATTTCACACATTATGGACCCTAGAGGTTTGGGACATGATTATAGGTATTCGATTGATTCATCTAAAATAAGAAAATTAGGATGGAAGCCTTCTTATAAATTCAAGGAAGGGATTATTGAAACGTGTCGTTGGTTCCAAGATAACCAATGGTTTTTGAAGTGATATAATATGACGCAAGGAGCCCTACATGGCAGCTACATCAAAAGTTGAACAAGGAACAAAAGAAGAAATATTAGATAACGTGTCAGGCGGAGAAGTCAAGCCACAAGAGGCGGCTGTAAAGTTGCAAGAAGCAACAATAACAATTAAGAATGTAAAACAAGAGGAAAAAATGGCAGCAAAAATAATAGGCAAACGTGAAAAAAGTATTAATTTTGGAGTTTTAGGGTCTGGTCAATGTGGATCTAGAATTGCCGAAGCATTCTATAAATTAGGAAATGACTCTATTGTCATTAATACCTGTTTATCGGATTTGAAGTTTATTGATCTGCCAGATAGCAACAAGTTATTATTGGAATATGGTGTTGGTGGCAGTGCCCGCGAATTAGAGATAGGACGTATCGCAGCAGAAACACATAGAGGAGAAATATTACAATTAGTAAATGAAAAACTATCTTCTTCTCAAGTGAATGTCCTATGTCTAAGTTTAGGAGGAGGATCAGGGGCGGGGTCATGTGAAACATTAGTAGATATATTATCTAGCCTAAATAAACCTTTAGTAGTTATTACTGTACTTCCTATGGATACTGAAGACGTTCAAGCTAAATCGAATGCTCTAGAAACTTTATCTAAATTAGCAGGATTTGCCAAATCTAAAAAAATTAGTAATCTTATTGTTATTGACAATGCTAAGATCGAATCCATTTATCAAAATGCCAGCCAGTTTGATTTTTTTGGATTGGCTAATAAAGCAATAGTTGATACGCTCGATGCATTTAACACACTATCATCAGCTCCTTCGGCAGTGAAAGCCTTAGATAGTATGGAGTTTTCTAAAATATTATTAGATGGTGAAGGATTAAGTGTGTATGGCGAATTAGTGGTTGATAATTATATGGATGAAACGGCAATTGCAGAAAGTATCGTGAACAATTTAGATCATAACTTATTGGCTAATGGTTTTGATCTTAAACAATCGAAGTATGTTGGATTTATGATTACCGCAAGCAATGAAGTTTGGTCTAAAATTCCGGCTTCTAGTGTTAATTATGCTTCTGCAATAATTAACGACTTATGCGGCAATCCAAAGGGAGTGTTTAAAGGAATATATACTGTTGAATCAACAGATGATAATGTTAAAGTATATTCTTTCTTTTCTGGATTAGGGCTACCCGATGAAAGAGTTCAACAATTAAAGAAAGAGACTGCCGAATTACAATTAAAAAATAAAAGTAAAGATGAGCAACGAAATCTTGCATTGCACTTAACTTCAGGAACAAATGAAACTGTAAGCGCTGCACAAAAAGTTAAGGATAGGATTGCATCTAAATCATCTAATTTTGGCAAATTTGTAAGTGGTACCGTAGATAGAAGAAAGTAAATTATGTTTTATGTGTATGAATTTTGTAATAAAGAAAATGGTAAAAAGTATATTGGCAAAACTAATGATATAGATAAAAGAAAATATCAGCATGCTTATTTGTCATTGCAAAGTAAAAATGTAAAATTATTTCACCGAGCTATTGCTAAATATGGAATTGACTGTTTTTCTTTTTCTATATTATTTTCAAATGATGATGAAATAATAGTTTTAGAAAAAGAAAAATTTTTTATAGAATTGTATAAAACTAATGTTTCTAAATATGGAAAAGATGCAGGTTATAATTTAACTGATGGCGGTGAGGGTGTCTCAGGTTTAAAAATGTCAGAAGCAAGTAAATTAAAAATGTCGGAGCGTAAAAAGAAATTCTCTGATCAAGATATAACGAATATATTAAATGATTATAAAACCGGTGAACATACAACTACATCATTATCAGTGAAATATAATTGTTCGCCACCAACTATTAGTAATGTTATTAATAATAAAACCACTTATAAGATTGATTATGATTTTTCAATATTTGATTCAATAAAAAATGATAACAAACATCCATCTGGGGAAAATAATCAATATTCATCCTTTACAAATGAACAGGTTATTTCAATATTAAATGAATACAAAAGTGGTGGAATTTCAACGCGAAAATTAGCTATAAAATATAATTGTCACGCCACTACCATTGAAAATATGATAAATGGTAAATGTTATCCCGATTTGGATTATGATAGAACAATATTACAAAATGTTAAGATAGATAATTACGCTAATAAAAGTAAAAATAATTGTGGCGAGCAAAACGTTTCTTCAAAGTTATCTGAGAAAGATATTTTAACAATTAAAAAATTATGTGCAGATGGGATGCAGGTAAAAGAAGTTGCTAAACTATTTGGTATCCACAAGCAAACGGTGGGAAAAATCAAAAACAATCAAACGTGGAAACATTTAAGCAAATGAAATATAAAGCAATCGACACCAATTTGCTTAATCATCACGTTCACATACGAACTACGAGTGGACACATATACACTGGTAAGTTTGACAAATTGTGTTCAGAACCAAATGAAGATTATTTGATAATAAGTTTGGGGCAAATATCTGAAACAAGAATAGCAATCGAATACATCGAATCAATGGGGCCACAATAATGGAATCTGATATCCTAAAATCATTTATAGGGCGCAATGTCGAAATTCTTATAAGTGGTACTTGGGTTGAAGGTCATCTAATGCCAATCGCAAAAGGCATTGTTGTTCTAAAACCACTGCCCGGTACCGAAGCTTTCTTAGGACCCACTTCGTGTAAGACCGATGTTATACAAGCCATTAGAGAAGTCAAGAGAGAAACTACTGTTGTGCCTAAGCCAGTAGAAACGCCCAACGTGCATTCGAGTTTTGACCCGGCTAATATCTCTGGTAATCGTTTTGTAGTTCAAAGATAAGGGAGAAAAATGAAAAGATTAAAGACGTTAACTAAAAAAGAAAGAAAAGCGGCAAAAGAATATGGCGTGGCCCGATCAACTATTAATAGCATTAAGCGTAGAGTTAATTGGAAATAATTATCTTTGCATAAATTAGCATCATTTTAGAGGTATTAAAATGATAGATACAAGTAATCTAATTAAAGGAATTGACGTAAGTGTTATCCAATCCGTAATTCCATGGGAAGCTGTATATGCAGAAGGATATCGATTTGTAATTTGTAGATGTTTTGTTGGTAATGGCGGCAAAGATACTATGTATGATAAAAACATAGTTGGTGCAAACGCAGCAGGATTAAAAACGGCGGCATACCATTTTGTTTACCCTCTCCCAACAATCCCTTCACAACCAACTCGTGATCCAACTGTCCAAGCTCAAATGCATGCTACCGCAGCTGGAAATAGTGTTTCTACGGTATTTTGCGATTTAGAATGGCCCGCAGTACAGTCATGGCAAAAATGGAATTGTACAGCCCCTCAAATTGTTGAATGGACTATCACGTACTTAGAAGCATACGAAAGTTTAACTGGTATTCGTCAAATTGTTTATTCATATCCTAATTTCTTGGAGAATATAAAACTACCAACTGAATTCGGGCAAAAATATAAGCTATGGATTGCCAGTTATACTAATACGCCAGTGGTTCCTGCTCCATTCACAGAATGGACTTTTTGGCAAAATTCGGGTGGAACTCAAAAGCTTCCAAACGGTGTAGCTGTTGATACGGATTATGCAAAAGACCTCTCATTATTTAGTCCAACCGCAGCCATTCCGCTACCCGCACCAATCACCATTCCCGCTCCTGTAGACCCCACTCCAGCGCCTGATCCTGTCGTTGCCTCTCCAGTGCCAGCCCCTGCTCCAGCACCCGTCCCAGCAGCTCCTACGAGCACGCTTTCATGGTGGCAAACACTCATAACTACACTAAGTAATTTATTTAAATAACATAATAATTATCTAAAATTAGAGATGTCGAGATTTAGTTTGTGCGATGGCATATAGATATTACAATGGCAGATCCGTCAAACAAGATCGTAATTTTAGATAATAAAAAATGTCGGATCGCATTGGCTGATCCTGCGTTATTTAAAAAATTGCATAACTTCCTTTCCTTCAAGCCCGAAGGCATTGAGTATAGCTCATACTACCAAAACTCCAATTGGAATGGTGTGACTTATTTGCTTTCCAAGAACGGCTCTTTTTCATCTGGCTTGCTAACCAAGGTAAAAAACTTCTTATATGTTAACGGAGTAGTTGCCGAAATAGATGATCGGAGACGGGCTGTCATTGTTGCTCCAGAAATTGATTTAAGTAATAAGCTTGTACAACTCAATATGGTGCCACGATATTATCAAAATGATATTGTAAAAATTGCATTAGCCAACCGTAAAGGGATTGTTAGGGCATGCACGGGATCGGGAAAAACCCTTGCAACCGCACTTATATCCGCTACATTAAACAAGCCGACAATCATATATGTAATTGGTTTAGATTTGTTAAAGCAATTCCATGATTTATTTTCTTCTTTATTTGACGAACCAATCGGCTACATAGGAAATGGCATTTGTCAAATTGAACGCATTAACATTACCACTATTTGGACAATAGGGAGCGCTCTCCGTGTTGATAAGAAAAAGATTATATCAGATGATGAAGATAATGATAGTGAACTTATTGACGAAACCAAAAATGACAAAATAATAAGAATGCTTGAACGGGCAAAAGTTCATATTTTCGATGAAAGTCACGTAGTAACAACTGATACTATAAAAGCCATTCATAAGGTTATTGATCCTGAATACATTTATGGTTTTAGTGGTACACCCTTTCGTGATGATAAAAATACGGATATATTAATCAACTCTGTCCTTGGTGAACAGATTATCAATGTTAGTGCGTCTCAACTAATTAAAGACGGATATTTAGCACAGCCTATTATTAAGTTCATTGATGTGCCTAAAATGAAAATTGATACTTCTAGCTATCAATCGGTATACAAGAATTACATTGTGGAGAATGAAGTTAGAAACAAGTTGATTGTAAGTAGCACACAACTATTGTTAGACAAAAAATACACTCCGTTAGTTTTATTTAAACAGATACGCCACGGTGAAATATTATTGAAGATGATGCAGGATGTTGGGATAAAATGCGAAATGTTATATGGCAATGATAATTTGGAAAAACGAACAGAAGTAAAACAAAAGTTAGTAGACAAAGAAATAGATGTCATATTAGCAAGCACTATATTTGATTTAGGCGTTAGCATCGATATGTTAAGCGCATTAGTTTTAGCAGGCTCTGGGCGCTCGAAATTGAAATGCCTTCAGCGCGTAGGCCGATGCGTTAGAGTGTTTCCTGGTAAAAAAC